ATCATTTTGACGATTTGCTTAACAATCTTCTCAATTACTTCTGGTTCGACAGTATCTAGGGCTGCGAGTACTGCTAACACTAATGCTCCGACAGTAAGTACGATCTTACTCTTCTGAGCTACGATAG